CGGCGCGACCTGCTGCGCCAGAATCTGCTGCGCGGTCTCGGCGACGTAGACGTAGGCCTGGGAGGGCCCGTTCGGCGAGACCGCCGCCAGCGACAGAGTGGTGCGCGCTGCGAGAGCGGCGTTGCTCTCCCAGTTGTTCCCGCTCCACCCGTTCACGTTCGAGACGAAGATCCCAGTGTTCTGGGTCACGGCGATCGTCACCGTGTTGGGCGCCGCGCTCCCGCCCGTCCCTGCCGCGTCGGCGCTCATCGTCGCCTGCGTCGTCGTGTAGACCGTGCCAAGGGGCGACGGGGCGGACGCCGAGAGCGAGCCCGACGTGATGACGCCGATCGTGAACGTCGTGGTGGTCGTGGCGATGACGGCCGCGAACACGCCGGGCGTGGACCCTGCGCCAGACAGGCCCGAGTATCCCGAGGTCGTAGGGACGGACACGAAGACGACCTGGCCAGGAGTGAGGCCGTGCGCGCTCTGAGTCGTGATGAGCGTCTGGGTCCCGAGGGGCGTGACCGCCGTGACGTTCCCGCCGCTTCCTGCGATGGCCCCGCTCGGGATGCTCAGCGTGGCCGAACTCGAGTACGTCGCGCCCGTCTGCGCGTTCGCGGCGTGGTACGCCTTCGGTGCGTACGGGCCGACCGCGCTCCCCTTGATGTTGACGATCGAGAGCGCGCCGGTCGCGTAACCCGCAGCAAGGCGCGTAACCCCGTAGACGCTTTGCGTAAGGAGATCGAGCCACCCCGGGGCACCCGAGGGGTTCTGCGCGGCGTTGCTCGGGTCGGGCGTGACAGGCACCACGAGCGTCGTGCCGTTCGTCGCCGTGGTCGTGACGGTGCCCGTCGCGGCGGTCTGCAGGAACCCGCCTTGCGCGATGATCGAAATATTCACGTCCGAGCTCTGGAACTGCACGGACTCGATCGCGAAGATCGTTCGCTCAGGTCCGCCGCTCTGCCATGCGGTCGTGGGCAGCTGGGCCAACGCCGCGAGCTGCAGCATGTTCGCGAGCCACGAGCCGGGGGGCGCCGCTCCGGCGGGAACCTGGCCGTAAGGCCCGACCCCGCTCGGTGCCGGCGTGAACAGGTCTGCAGCAGTGAGCATCGTCATGCGGGGGCCACCAGTAGCAGGGTCGGCGTGACGTCCACCACGCTGACAACCATCTTGAACGGACCCGCGGATGTCTGCACCTGCGCGGCAACCATGAGCACCCCCGCGATCGTGAGCGAGACGGAGACCGTGCACCGCTGCACGCGCTCATCCTTCTCGGCCTCGGCCCCGAGTTGCTGCTGCCATCGGTCGATGTCCGAGGGGGACAGGTCCGAGTTGACGGAGTCGGTGACGTTCCGTCCAAAGTTCGGGTCGTCGATGAGTCCGCCGCTGTTCGTCGTCCAGCGTCGGAGGATGGCTTCGGCAACGCACTGGAAGCCCGAGGCCCAGTAGGCGGGCATCGAGAGGCTCTGTCCGTTGGGCGTGCCCCAGCACGTGCCGAGGTTGAGCGGCGCGGGAGTAGGAGGAAGGGGGAAGCTCACGCGGCCACCGGCATGAATGCGCCGAGCGCAAGCGCGCTCGCCTCCGATGTTGCGCCTAGCACGAGCGCAGAGCAAGCGCCTCCGGTGACGACGGAGAGCGCGGGACCCAGGTCGCTCCCCGGTCCCGACCACACGTACACGTCCACCTCTCCAGTCCCCAGCCCGAGCTGCGCGCCAATCTCCCCCGAGAGCTTTCCGATCACGGCGATCTGCGCGGCGATTCCTGCCTGCGCGCTCACGGTGAGGTTCGGGAGTTTGGCGGAGAGGTTCGCCTTCAGGTTGAGCAGGATCTTGGCCATGAACACAAGCATGAGCGGTGGGAAAGACGGCACGATCTGCGCGGAGAACTTCACGTTGAGCGCCGCGGCCTGCTTTTCGAGGTTGGCGAGCAGGTCCGCGAGGGCCTGGAACGATGCACCGAACGCTGCGCCGATCGTGGTGGAGCTCGCGACGAGTCCCGACACGGGAAAGCTCACCCCCGAGGCAAAGAGCGGCAGACCCGCGAGCGAGCCGCCGCCCATCACGACACTCCCGACGGCACCTGAGCCCGTGCCCTGCGCACTCCCGCCCGAGTACGTGCCGTAGCTCGCGACGGGGAGAGAAAACGCGGTGTCGTAGTAGAGGGCCACCGTCGTCGGCGCGAGCACCTTGCAGGAGAAGGGCCCCACCAGGTTCCCAACAAGCGTGGCTCCGCCTGCGTAGACGCCCTCGCCGGTGGACGGGAGAGAGTACGCGGCGTCCTGGTAGAGTGCCACGTGGGTCGCGTCGATCGCCTGGCAGTACCACGAGCCGTTGAGGCCCGACGACGATGGCTCGGCACCCGAGATGGTGCACGAGTAGAGCCCGGTCGCGCTCGCGACCTGCAGAACGATCGGGGATGTCGCCGTGGCGCCCAGGACGGGCGTGGAGCCCGTGACGCCCGGAAAGGTCAGAGAGACCCCATCGCCGACGGGGACACCCAGAGCGTCCGGCAGCGTGGCGACGATCGGGGTCGTCGCGGAGAGCGAGACGAGTGGAGCCGAGTCCACGATCGAGACGGTCGGAGGCGACGCGTAGCCATCCCCCGCGCCGGTCACGTTGACGGACGCGGCGCCGATGCCCGTCGGCGTGGAGCTCGACGGCGTGACCGTGACCGTTCCCGTCGCGGTCACGCCTCCTGGGGGCGCTGGGGAGAACGAGCACGAGGCGAGCCCCTGGGTATACGTCTGCGGCGGTGGGCTGAGCGAGGACGGGATCGATGGGGTCGTCGGTGGCTGGGGCGGGAGCGGGGGCGGCTGGAGCATCGTGACGCTCTGCACGGTCCCGGGGCCGCTCGTGCCGGTCGACGTGGCCACGAGCACCACCGCGGTCACACTGGAGCTCGACGGAGTCCCGTCGGGCCACCCCGACGCGAGAGCCCCGGACACCGCAGCGCTGAGGCCCGTCGAGGCGCCCACATAGGCCAGGACGTCGAGGCTCGCACCGACGGTCGCGGCCACGAGCGCCTTGAGCGCCACGATGAGCGCCAGCACGATGCCGAGCTGGAGGTTGAGGCAGACCTGCAGGTTCGCGGTGACGTTCGGGATTGGGAACGTGAGCACGTTCTGCCACATGACCGCGAGGCTCGCGAGAAGCGCGATCGAACCCGCGATCGAAGGGAACGAGAGCGACACGCCGAGCGATAGGGAGAGCGCGATGAGACCGGAGAGTTGCAGCGCGAGGTCGAACGCGACGGCGAGATAGATCGCGAAGAGCGGCGCGCACAGCACCGAGATCGGGATCGTCGTCTTTGCCCCGAGGCTCATCCGCCGATCCCCAGGAGCGAAGAGCCCGTCTGAATGGTTCCGATCCCCGGCGTTGTGCAGGTGAGGAGCCCGATGAACGGCTCTGTTGGGATCGGGAGCCCTTGCAGTCCAGAAATCTGCATCGCGGGCGGAAAGACGATCACCACCGTGTCCCCTACCCGCGCCGCGGCGGGTGCGCTCGACGACTGCGGGCAGAGCGTGACGGAGACGGGCCCCACGCTTGCGTCTGCCTCGGTCCACACGCACACGGGTCGCGCTGGGCTCCCGTTGATGAACTGCAGATGCGCGAGGCCTCCGCTTGGCGCGGTGTAGCTCGCGATCGAGGACGACAGGAGCGGAACGTTCTGAATCTCAGGCAGGCCGATCGTCGGGTCCGTCGGCGCGAGGTCCACGGTGGTCGGCGTCGGGTTGGAGATGCTGTACTCATAGCGGCCGTAGAACCTCGTCCCCGCCGTCTCGCTCTGCACGAAAACGCGAAGGGGGCCGACGAACCTGTCCGCGCTCGCGGGGTCGGTGAGCACCTGGAAACGGAACTTCCCGTCGGGGTCCCACTCGTACTCGACGCCGCCGGAAGTATACGCCTGGTCCAGGATCGGGTGCGAAAACGAGGTTCCTGGCATCCACGACGCGTAGTCCTCGGTGGCGATGGTGACGCGTCCGTGGTCGGGGCGCTGCTCGGTCGGGGTGAATGGCGTGTTGATGGTGGATGCCGGCCACGCCCGCGTCTGCGTCGTGCCAGTCGCGTCGATGTACCACGCGGGTATCCACCCGAACTGCACCGCCTGATCGAGCAGAAGGCTGGCGAGCCCGTCTCCCCGCGCGAACCCATTGCCGATGGTCGTCGGCGCTCCGGTCACATTGATCGTTTCGCCCACCGAGGTCGCGGCGTCCTGAAGCACCGTCGCGAGCGAGATGCCCCCGGCCGACCCGTACCCTTGCGGTGTCGTGTTCTTTCGCCACCCCGCCGCGCCCGCGACGATGCGCGCCTGCGTCTGCCCTCCGTACGCGCTCGAGCGGTAGACCGTCCCCTGCAGTGTCAGGTTGCCGATCACCACGGTGACCGCGCCCGAGAGAGCGTTGGCTACCTGGAGCGCGACGTCGGCAGTCCATGGGCCCGTCGCGGGGATCATGAGGCGCCCCGACACGATCGGGAAACCCGCGACGGAGGAGAAGGGGCCGCTCATGGTGTCGCCGTCGGGGAGAAGTTGTTGGTACCGCCACTCTGGTATCCGGCGATCTGATTCTGCAGCGCCGTGATCCGCGGGTCCTGGTTTGCGGGCTGGTTGCTGAACGTCGATGCGTCATCGGCGTCGAGGCTGGTGGACGCGACCGTTTGCACGATGCTCGTCGCCGGCGGCGGGCTCCACTCGATGATCTGGATAGTGACGTGAAAGACGCCCCCGGGCTTTTGCGGGACGGGCCCGGTGTAGTTCTCGACGACGACGACCGTCAGCCCGATCGACGCGTGCCCCGGGTAGTACCAGGAGAGCCCGTTTGCTTTCTGGTCCTCGCGCGAGATGCTGAGCACCGCGAACACGAACGCGTCCCACGCGGCAAAGTCGGCCGCGGTCACGAGTTGCATCGTGACCGTCCCCCCTACGGGCGGCTGGTCCTTGAGGATCAACTGTGCCCCCGCGGTTCCCTTTCCGGCCTGAATGTCCCACCCGGTCTGACGCTTGAATCCCTGCAGCCCGCCCGGGACGACGATGGTCCCTGGCAGCGAGACGCCGGATAGCTTCGGCGCAAGCCACGGGTTCTGCCCGACGTCGTAGCCGACGCTGACCGTAGTCAGCGGCGGGAGGAGCGTCGGCTGCGGAGAGCTCACGCGCCCCTCGCAAGCTGTAGTCGCTCGATGGCGGCAGCAAAGCCGCTCATGCTGAGCTGCTGCGCGTCGGTCACTCCGGCTGCGGCGTGCACGTGGATCTCGATGTTGCCGTGCACGTGGATGCCGCCGTCCCCTCCCCCGACGGGAACGATCTGTTCTCCGGGCGCGACGGACGCAAAGAACTCGCCCGGCGCGGGGGCGTGGATGACCCCGCCGTCCGCGTGGGCCCGGTGTCGCTGGATCGTGGCCGTGCCGCTCGGGGCCTCGTTGCCAGGCGAGCCCGAAGCGCCCGACGATAGCTCGATGCCGCGCGGCGCGTCCGGTTCCGTCCGCTGCGGCGAGAGTCCGAGCGCATCCATCCCGCGCTTGAACGCGTTGTCGTCGTCGATGCTGGCCGCGTGGAGCGGATTGACGCCGTCGAGCGTGCTCTTGACGCGAGAAAGCAAGTCCACCAGCTCTTTTGCGTCGTCGATCACCTCGCGCACACCGTCGACCACGCCGCGAACGTCGACGTCAAAAAACTGCTGAATCGCGTGCTTGTGTTCAAGATAGAACACCTCCACCTCGAGGCCCGCCACCTCGGCTTCCGTCACGAGCGACGCGAGCGCCTTGATGGCCCCGTTGACTCCGGTCGTCACGCCGTCCTTGAGCCGATCGCCCGACGGCTGCCCTTCGTCTCCGAGATGGATCACGCTCTGGATCGCGTCGGTGAGCGGAGCCGTGTCAACGTCGTCGAAAAGGTGGCGAAGGGTCTCCTTCCCCTTGGCCCGCAGCGTGGCGATCTCGTCGCCCATCGCTTCGAGGGAGCCCTTTCCCTTCTCGATCAGGGTGTCGGACAGGGCGTTGCCGAACGCGACTGCGTCGACGGTGCCCGCCTTGAGGCCCGCGGCGAGCTGCTCCGTCGTCATCCCGATGGCGCTCGCCACCTCGGTGACGTTCAGCCCCGCCTCGTAGAGACCTTTGAGGCTCTTCTCGGCGAGCTTCAGTCCCTTGTGTTCCTCGATCGCGACGCGCACGCGCTCGGTGATCTTCTGGTAGGCCGCCGCCCCCTCGTCGCCCATGACGGCCTGCGCGGACGCCGTCGCAAGGATCTGGTGCCGCAGCTCGTCGAGATTGGTGATCCCCAGCGCCTCAAACTGCTTGGTCCACGTGGCAAGCTGCTCGCGCGTCTGGGGGAGCTGCGTCGAGAGCCTGTCCAGGAAGTCGAGCGTGCGGTCGCCGCTCCCCTCCCCCTGCGACCCGAGCGCCTCGAATGTGGCGACCAGGCGCCGGTTCGTCTCCGTGACCTCCAGCCCCGTCGTGACGGCGATCTCTCCGATGTGGTAGAGCGCGTCGGCCGACGCGACGGCCCCGACCGCGAGCACGGACAGGGCCGCTCCGGCCCCCGCGAACTCGGGACCGCCCGCGGCAACGGCGTCGTTGGCAGCCTTGGCGTCGAGCGCGAGACCGCGCTGTTCGAGGCGGAGCCCAGCGATGTCCTTCGCGCGAGCCCGGCCGATCGATCTCTCCGCCTCGCTGTCCCCGAGCTCGTGCTGCAGCTTCTGAAGGCGGAGCAGCTCACGCTCGTTCTCCCGCATGGTGGCGGTCAGGTCGCGGACCGCAGCGGACGCCTTGGTGGCGCCGGGCGTCACCTCGTCGATCAGCTGCACTCCGAGCCTGAGAACGTCCACCGTGTCACCCCTTCGAAAGAGAGCGAAGCGCGAGTCTGAGCCGAATCAGCGTCTCGGCTACGAGCTCGGCTGCGGCTGCGCCATCAGGACTGAGGGCGGGCCGATCAGCGTCGGTGCGCGCACCTCCTCCGAGGGCGCACCAGGAGAGCCACTCTCCGAGGCCTTGCGCATGCGGTCCAGGGCGGCACTCCTGATGCTCACGCCTTTTCCCAGATCGAGCTCGATCTCGCTCTCGAACATCCCGGCGAGCGAGCGGAGCGCGGCGGTGAATTTGGGATGCGCGACGATGGCCGGACGCTCTCGGAGGAACGCTAGCCAGGACAGGCGCACGCTCTCGCCGGTGTCCGTCGGGACGTGTCCGTCGATGGCCACGATCGTCTCGTTGGCCAGGTTGTCGTCGCGCTGCGACTGCTCCGCGGTCCCCTCCTTGCGGCGCCACGCGGCGATCTCCTCGCGCGTCGGTCGGCGAAAAACGAACTCTCGTCCGTCGAACTGTACCACGGCGATCTTTCCGTGCCTATCGCGGAGTTGCACCAGTTCCGCCTCGTTCAGCTGTCCCATCAGAGCCACCAGGGGTTAGAAGGTGGCCGCCAGGACGTGACGGCGTGGAGGGTCGCTCCGGTGCCTCAGAGGATGCCTCAGATCGGCACGCCCTGCAACGGGTCGTTCGAGTCCTCGAGCCCGTTGAACTTGATCTTGGTGGGGTTGAACTCGATGGTGCGGGTGAGGGCCTTGTTTCCCTCCTGATCGTCCGCTTCCGTCGTGTCCATGGTGCAGTTGATGATCACGTCGGTGTAGGTCGGTAGGTTCACTCCGCCGTAGCTGACCATGGCCGTGAAGGGCTGGTCTCCGTAGCCCGCCCCGATCGCGACGAGCTTCTGCATCAGCACCGCCCACCAGTCGAGGTAGGCAGTGATGGAGAACTGGTACTTGTTCGTGCCCAGCGTCTTCGCGACGGCATCGACGTTGTTGCTCATCGCCATCTCGCGCGAGCGAGTACGCGAGCGCTTCACGGCCGTGAAGCCGCCGCTCATCTCGAACCCGGCCAGGTTGAGCGACGTGATGTGCCCGAAGGATCGGATCACTCCGTTGGTAACCGGGATCTGTAGGGGGGTCACCTGAGCGCTCATTGCGCACCTCCGTAGGCGATGCTGATCGTTTCGGACACCGTGTTGACGTATCCGCGTGGCTGGACGGCGACGGTGATGGGGATCGCGCCGGTAGCCTGCACGTTCGAGGTGACGATCGTCCCCGTCACGCTCGACACGGCCCCGACCGCCACGAGGCCGGCGTTGAGCGCCTGCTGCAGCCCCTGCTGTAGCTGCTGCTGATCGGCCGCGTTGAGGGTTCCGTTGGGCTGCAAGAGGAGGTCGTCGGACACCTCCTGGATGCCGAACGCGGCTGCGATGTCACATGCCGCGTCGAGCGCGTTACCGATGACGAGCTCGGTGAACTGGGAGCCGGCCGCGGAAAGGAGCGGCTCTCCGCCGTTGTTCCCGCTCGGCGCGGACCCGCCCTGGAAGAAGCCCTGGCCCTTGAGGGGAACGGTCCACGCGCTCGCGACGCGTCCCGCGGCGAGGCCGGGGGTCACGCGCTCGTCGTGGTAGACGAACCCATCCGTAGGGTCTGTCGCGGGGTTCACCAGGATTGCGGGCTCGGGGCCGGTGCCGTAGGGGCCGTCCTTCACGCGCCCGGCGCGCCGCTGGAGGGGGATGGTGGTGCGCTTTGCCGCGTGCGCCCACGCGAGCGGACGGCGGTACACCGGCTGACCGAACGCCGCATTCGCGTACGGGCTCGGGATGTTGTAGTAGCCGCCGTCCGCGCAGACGCGAGGCGCCGTGGTCCCGGCGAGCGCGGTCGTCAGCGCGGAGATCCACGTGGCCTCTGTCTCGGTCGAGCCGCCCCACGTCGTCCCGCCACTGATGCCCGTCGTCCCGCCCTGATCGCGCAGTTCGACGATGCACCGATCGAACTGGAACGACGCGACTCCGGCTTGCACCGCCGTCTGAATCGAGCCGACGTCGCCCGACGCGCACGGCCCGACGACGTGCATCGAGCCGACGCCTGCGACGCCGTACTGCGAGGCCTGGAATGCCGCGAACGCCGCCGTGAGGCCCGCATCATTCCAGAGCGGGGGCGTGGTGCCGAACTGCCACGTGTCGCCGACCGACATGGTCTGCGCGGACGTAAACGAGAGCCGCAGCCCCGTCCCGCCGACGGCCACGGTGTTCAGGGGAGCGCCGAGGTCGACCGTGGTGGCCGACCCGAGGCTGATCGGGTTGCCCCAGTTGCGCCCCGCGTCGCCGGACACAATGATCGACGGTCCCGGCGCGGTGCCGATCGTGCCTGGCACGACGCACTTGACCTTGACGTAGAACTGATCCCAGGCGCCGTAGGTCGAGTCGACCACGACCGTCATGGCCGCGTTCCCGACGTTCGAGAAGCCAGCAACGACTGCGGCGGCTGCGCCCTTCGTGACCACGGGCACGGACATCGCCACGCACACGTTGCCGGTCTTGCAGACGAGCCCACCCGACTCGACGAGCGGCCCGCCCGTGAACTGCGTCTGCAGCGAGACGGGGCTCGTGGTCGCGTACGGCTGATTGACCGTGCCGCCGATCGCGATCCCGCACTTGAACTGGACGTTCTGCGACGGGACCGAGAGCGCGGCGGACACGCCGTTGTCCTGCACCGTCACCTGAAGAATTGCGGTCATACGACGGGCTCCATGGTGAACACGACGGGGTCAGTGGAGCCGGGATTGACGGGCTCGACGGTGAACTGCAGCGAGAGCGGGGACGGGACGAAGCTTGCGAGGGTCGGCCGGTCAACGGGCTGCTGGATCTCAACGATGCCGGCCCAATGCTGTCCCGCCTGCGTCTGCGAGCCGGCGCCGACAACCTGCGACGGCCACCACTCCTTCAGGAGCTTGATGCCCGCGCCCTGCGCGTCGAAGAGCGTACCCCATAGTGCGTCTCGCAGGTTCGTGGTCGCATCGAAGTCTCCGAAGTCAGGGTCTGGAGGGGTCGCGCGGCCGTAGACGTGCACCTCGAACGTCGTGTGCGCGGTCGCAAGTCGCGGATTCTGCCGCTGCGCCTGCTGCTCGAGCGTGCCGCGTCCGTACGGGGAGGCGAACGTCATGTTCGCGCCCCCGCTGGCCTCGAGCCCCCACTCCCGACCGGCCATGGGCACGAATACGACGCGCGGGCTCGCCACCGCGGGGGCGTTGTCGACGTGGCGCCTGCCGAGTCGGATTCCGAAGTCGGGGAACGCGACGGCGATCTGCCCCCCGCCGGTGTACGCGTTGACGCCCACGACGGGCGTCACGATGCCCTGGGCGGACACCGAGTACAGCGCGAAGGTGTTGGGGTCGACGACCGTGAACACGAACAAGCCGTTGGCCTCGGGCATCCCGCCGACGCCTGAGGATACGCCGTGCACTGGCTGGCCCGGAGGTACGCCGTGAGATGGCGACGTCACGGTGACCGGGGTGGTCGTGGTCGCCCCGGTGATCGGGAACGGCGTGCCGAACGTCTGGCCCGCATTGATGAGCACCGACGTCAGGTTGAGGGACAACAGCGTTACGAGCGCGCCGATCATGTGGCCCCCACAGCGCGAGCCTCGTGCGAGACCGCGGCGCCGATGGCGTCGCGCCACGAGCGCGGCATGTCTCGCGAGGGAAGGGTGGGGCGAGCGGGCCCATCGCCCTGCGGCCCGCTCCACCCCGTCTGGTGAGGCGCTCCGGGGTGCGGGATGTAGATGGCCACGCCCGCGTACTGCGTCGGCGTGACCGTGCTCCCGAGGCGCATCGCACCCGTGTCGGTCAGCGGGGGGAAGTGGCGACCCTTCGCGATCGTGGCTTCCGCGAGCGGTTCCCACGGTTCGCCGTACGGGTCGTGTCCGCCCTCGTACTCCGCCTCGATCAGCGCCTCGAGCTCGAGAGCGACCGTCGCCGCCGCACGAGACGGGATGCGCGCAAGATCCTCGATGCGGTCGGCGAGACGGCCCATGCCGCCGATGTCTCCACGCCACGTCATCGCGGCCCGCCTCCGGGTCCGGGGTTGAGCGGCACGCGGTACATGACAGGCGCCTTGAGGCCCAGCACCGTGGCGGTCGACGTGCTCTTGACGAGCTTCGTTGCGATGTAGACGTAGGAGCCGGACGCCACGTTGAACAGCCCGGTGTCGGTGCCGACCAGTGTGACGAGCTCGAGCTGCCCGCCGCCCGTCACGTAGAGCGATGCGAACGGTCCGTTCGCATCCGAGCCCGACGCTGCGGGCGTGACGGCGCACGCGTCCTCGTAGACGATGCAGGTGACGATCGTTGCGCCGGGCATCAGCCGACCCTCGGGGGGGAGGCGTAGCGATTGGTCCAGCCGCGCGGGGCGGTGGTGAGCACCTGGGGCACGTCGTGGATCGGGTCACCGGGCTCTGGGGGAGCTATGGTGATGTCCGGGTGGATGCGCTGGGTCTGGATTCCCGGGAACCATCCGGGGTGGATGTAGCCGGGGTTATCCGGGTCGGGGCCGCCCATCGCCTCCGCGTACCCGCGGCGCACGTTGCGATCGGATCCGGCCTGGCCGGCCCACCCGATGATCCGATCCATCACGAGGTAGTAGACCATCGCGGCGGTCCTGCTCATGATGTCGTTGCCCACGGCGATGCACGGCAGGGTGTACCGGCCGCGCAGATTCGAGTCGGCCAGCTCGGTCGCGTCGAGGCACGCCTGCTGCCACTGCGCGGGGGTCGCGAGCGCGAGCACCTGCGCAGGGATGTACTGCGCCAGATACCCGGGCCCTGTTGGGCTCGAGTACTGGACGTAGGGCAGGCCGCCGACGAGCACGAGGGACCCTCAGGGCCCCGAGCGGGCCATCAGGAACGACGGCGCCCACGTGGGACAGAAGCGGCACTCGCCGCCCCACACGAAATAGTGTAGCGCGAAGACGTTGGGGTCGGTCGGGTTGATGAGCGGCACGATCGAGAAGGGCTCGCGGAAGATCGCGCGCACCGCCTTCACGGCCTTGGTGTTGTCCTGGACGTAGAATTTGGCGAAGCTCGCCAGGTACTTGTTCTCGATGAGCCTGAGGCCCATGCGCTTGACAACGTTGTCGGTCGCGCCGACCTGCGTCTGACCGGCACCCCACGTGGTGAACCCCACCGACGCTGCGGCAAGCATGTTGTTCACCACGTACTCCGCCTCTGCGCGCAGCGAGGACGGGTGCATGATGTGGCTCGGGGTGACGCCCATGCGCTCGCCGTCTTCTGCGCGGATCGTCGCCATGTACTCGACGATCGTCAGCACCGAGGTCACGGAGAACTGACCTCCGACCGTGGCGCCGTTGATGCTCTGGCCGCCGCCGGTGAAGTCGTTGCAGTAGCTCGTGCCGGTCGCGAGCGACGCGGCGGCGGTCGAGTAGATGTTGCAGAGGTGGGCCGTGTTCCAGAACGAGAGCCCGTCGAGCCCCTGCTGCACGGTCGTCGACGTCCATGCGCCCGTCGCTTCCAGCAGATCGCGGATCTGGAGCGCGGGGAAGCGCTTGGTCTGGAGCGCCCAATCCTCCAGCAACGGATAGAACACGCCGTACCCGTCGTCGTCGTACCGGAACTTGTCGAGCCCGTACGTCAGCTCGAACGGCTCCGGAGTCGCGACGAAGGTCTGCGGGTTGGGCTCGCGCACAAGGCGGGGGCCGGACCAGAGGCGAGCGGTCGGCATGCGACCGATCCAGCCGTCGATCCACTGCGACGCCTTGCCGAGCGTCTTCTCCGTCGTGTACTCGGCGTACTCGACGGGCGCGGCGCTCCACGCCTCGCGCACGGACGTGTCGGCCTGGATGATGAACGGCTGCCAGTTGCTCGGTGTGATCATGTCAGACTCCGCCCCAGGGGCCGCTTGCAGTGCCGAGGTCGACTGCGACCATTCCGCTCGGGATCGACGCGTCAACCGACGGCACCTGCACGATGAGCCCCGCGACCGGCCGCGTCGCGCCGGACCCGGAGGTGGCTGCGACGTGCGACTCGTCGACGACGTAGGAGCTCGTCTGGATCTGGGTGATCGTGATGGCATCCGCGGCGCTCCCGCCCGTGGCCATCAGGAACGTGCCCGTGCGGACGGTCGCGGTCAGCGCTCCGTCGGCGGTGTTCAGCGTGGCGCCACCGAGGCCGGGGCCCGTGTTCGCCTGACCGCACGACGGACCGTAGTCGTCGATCAGGCCGACGACCTTGTCCGTGGCTGCGGGGACCGCCATGTTCTTCAGGTACCCCTGTGTCACGGTGGTGCCGCCGCTGATGGCCGCGAACGAACCGCGGTAGATCGTCTGCCCAGAGGCGCCCTTGCCGATCGGGTACTCGATCGGCTGGTGCTGCGGGCCCGGGGTGCCATAGGGGTAGGTCGGGATGTCTGCCGTGAGTGCCATCAGTGGACTCCTGCGCCGTTGGTGAGAGCCTTGCGGTGTGCCGCGTAGGACTTCTCGCGGAACGCGTCAGCAGTCTCGCCGGTCAGCCCTTTGATCTTCACGGCCTCCTCGACGATCGCGCGAACGTTCGCGGGCAGATCGGCGGCGGGCGACGTGTCGGGCTGCAGGAGCGCGCTCTCGTCGATGGAGACGAGCGCGTGCGGGCGCATCTCCTCCACCTGCTTCCAGAACTCCGGCGGCTTCGAGGCCCACCGCTTCGCCTCGCCCGGCGTGACTCGTCGCTCGGCAACCAGCTTGCTGATGGTGGCCTGCCGGTTCTGCTCGGTCGCCCTCGCCTCGAGCGCGGCGACGCGGGCCAGAGCCTCGCTCGCCATGCCCGCCTGCGACGCGAGGATCTCCGTGGCCGCGGACGAATCCGCCGACGGACGGGCGACGCGGGTCGAGGCCTCCGACTCTTCGTCGTCGTCCGCCTCCGCGGCCTCCGCGGCCTCCTCGGCCTCCTGGGCCTTCTTCTTCCACTCGGCCGCCTTGGCGCGGTGCTTCGCGGCCTCGGCCTGCTTCTTCATCTTGGCCGCGTGCTCCGCGGCTTTCTTTGACTTGGACTCGTCCTCGTCATCGTCGTCCTCGTCGTCGGGGTCGTCGGGGTCGTCGTCGCCCTTCTCGGCCTTGAATGCCAGCGTTGCCGCCTTGCGCGAGTTGAGACGGATCAGCGAGGCGCGCTTGGTCGGATCGGTCTCGCCAGCGATCAGCCCGGCGAGCACCATCATGCGAGCGATGAGCTTCATGGGTGGAGAGCGTGACGCGCTACTACGCGGCGCGTCAAGGACAATCGACGCATCGCGTTGACCTGCCGCGTCATCCGTAGCCAGCCGCTTGGTCTCGTTCCCCTTGGCTTCCGCGGACTTCGGGGCTGGTCGAGAGAGCCCCGCAGCCACCTGATCCAGGCTCCGCACGTCGTCGATGAGGCCGTGCCTCTTCGCCTCGGGGCCAAGGTAGATGCCCGCCTGCAGGCTCTGCAGCTTGGCTGGCGCGACGCGTAGCGCCTTGCCGGCGAGACGGAAGAAACTGTTGGCCAGCTGGTCGACGCGGGCCTGTTCGGCCTTGACCGCCGCGTCGCTGATGGGCGCGTGCGGGTGACCGTCCGCCTTCCGGGCGCCCGAGGTCAGCAGGCGCACGTCGATGCCGTCGGCGGCATCCTTGACCGCCTGCGAGACCATCGTCGAGATGGTGCCGATCGAACCCGCGATCGCGCTCGCGGGCGCGTACCGCTTGTCCGCCGCGCACGCGATGGCGAACGCTGCGCTTGCCGCCATCTCGTTGAGCACTGCGATCAGGGGGATCCCGTACTTCTTCCGCATCGCTTGCAGGTCCGCCACGCACTCGTTGAGGCCCGCAACCACTCCTCCGCGCGAGTCGATGTCCAGGATCACCGCAGTCGGCGGGGATGGCGTTTCGCCCTCCTCGACGTCCATCCCCTCGAACGCAAGACGGACGCGTTCGCGGATCCCCTCGTAGCTGTCCGCCGCGCACGTGATGTGGTGCTCGAGCGAGCCTCGGATCGTGACGATGGCCACGTCATGATATTGCGCGTGGCGGCGGTTGACCAGGATCGGATCGTCCGAGATCGCCCAAAAGAAGCCCTCGACGCCGCGCTGCAGTGCGCTCGACGCGATGGCGAGCATCTCCCCCGTCCCGACAAGCCTTCGCTTCATGCTCCGAACCCTCCACCGCCACCAGGGGCCGGCTCTCCGATCTTGAAGTCTGGGAGGCCGTCGAGACCGAACCGAGTTGCGGCCCACCGACGCACCTGCTCGACATCCACGAACTGCACACCTGCGCGAGCGAGGCCCATGAACGCGTTGCCGAACTCTTTAAATTGGGCCGCGTTGGCCGCGTACTGCGCACGGCTCGCCACGTCCCACTCTGTCCACGGCGCAAGCTCTGGGTCACCGAAGCTAAACTCCGCGAACGGTCGCGCGACCTGGTCGTGAAGCGTCGAGCGCCACGCCGCGTTGTCGTCCTGGATCCCAGAGTCGCGGATGTCCATGTGGGCGCTCGTGGCGGCGAACGAGCCTCCCTTGACCTCCGTCGTGAGATTCTGGAACAGGAGCGCGAGGACGATCGCCATGTCGCAGTGGTCGATGAGGCCGGCGAAGCCTTCCCAGCCGAGCGTCTCTGCCTCCACGAGGGAGACGCCGTAGGAGTTGTCCTTGTCGACGCCCTTTCCGATCAGGACAACCGACTCGTTTCCTCGGTTCGCCATCTGCTGCACGAACTGCGATCGCTCGCCCGGGTCCGCGGCCATCGGCGTTTCCGCGAGCACCATCGGGATGCCGTGGATCTCGCTCCACCGCAGCCAGTCACGTCGAGACCAGTGGCGACCGAGGAAGGGTTCGGACACTGCGCGGATGGCGCCTCGGATCCAGCAGCGCTCGTACCCGAAGCGCGAATGGTGGACCCACTTCCCGTTCCCGCCGATGACGGGAATCGACCCGTCCTGGGACAGCGCGACCATGCGCCGCACGCCCCAGTTCCAGTATTCGTAGCGTGGATGCCAGTGCTTCATGTACGGCTTCCACACGGGCTTGGTCGTGTCCCAGACGAGCTGGGCGTCGCTCCAGCCCATGACCACCTCGTAGTCGCTCATGAGGCCGAGACTGGAGTCGCCCGAGAACTGCGGCCAGTGCGCAACCCAGGCGTCCAGTACCTCGCGTGCGGCGGCGGAGTCGTTGCCGGGGCTGAACCGGATGTCTCGGCCGAACAGGCCCGCGCGTCGCGACCCGAGCGTCGCCATCACTCGGTCGTCACCGAGTATCGAGTCGCAGAGCTGCGCAGACCGTTCGAATCGGCCCATCATGTGCTGCGCCAGCGCCTCTCGCGCTTCCTGGACGCTCCACGCGTTCTGGATCGTGACGAGCGGGATGTCCCGGAACACCACCTCCGCGAATGGCTTTCGGCCCGCGGGTGAGAGCGGATCGCCGGGTGGCGCGAAGGCGGGGTCGTTGCGAATCGGGCTCGCCAGCATGCCGACCTGCTGATCGATCATGCGCTGCGCGTCGTCGTAGGTCAGTGCCCGCCCGACGCTCGGGGCCCCCGTCGCGGTCGGCGGTGGGGGTCGGCCGAGCAGTCCTCCGGCCCCGGGCGTCGCGGTGGGCGGCGCTGCCACGGATTACTCTGCGGCCTTGTCGGCAGGGGCGGGCGGCTCGGCCTGTCCCGTTGCGAGGCGAATCTGCTCGGCGGTCAGGCCGAGCGCCGCAAGCTGCGCGGCGGTGATGACGACAGCGCCTTGCTCCACGCTCACACGCTCGATGTCCGTGCGCCAGTTCGCGAGGCCCGAGACGGACACGCGGTCGAACTCGCCTCCGGGGAGTAGCGCTCGCATGTCGGTGCGCCGGAACGAGTCCCAGAGCCACACCTTGTACTTCGCGCTCTTGGCGCCCGGCGGATTGCCGAACGCTGGGTCCGCATACATCGTGTCGGCGGGGTACGGGTAGAGTCCTCCCTCGCTGCGAGCCTGGTCGATGCCGGGCGGGTAGACGTAGTCGAGGAGTTCCACGACGGAACCCTCGGGAAACGACCGGCTCGCCACGCACCGCGCGGCGAACGTGGCGCCCGTCATCGGGGAGCGGCACGGGATCAGGAACTCTTTGGGCAGCGGGCGATCGCGGCCGCGGAGGCGGTCGATGTCCGCCCTCATGACCTCATCGGCGGGCTTGGCCATCACCCTCGCCATCTCCGCCTTGACGTCGTCGATGGACAGGGCGCGTGGCGCGGCGGCGATGGCGCCCGAGACGGCGGCCTGGACGATTGCGGCGATGTCCGCCGCGGTCAGGGTGACGGCGGGGGGTGCGGTCTCTGCGGGCGGATGCGGATCTTTGCTGGCCATTTGGGATCTCCTGCGCGGCCGATCGGCGGCGGCGCCCTCCCACCATGACGCACTGCGACACCCCGCGTCAACCCAGCAAGCCCTCGTAAGGTCGACCCCCCCTTCCCCCAAGCCCGACCTGCGGCCCGGTCCCGCCGCCGCCGAGCATGGCGTCCACCATGCTCACCATCGCGTCGACCTCGTCGTCCCGGTCGCGCTCGTGCCCGCGAAAGAGCGCGACGCGGTGGAGGAAGCCGGGCGCCCATGGGGCGGTGGCTGGGACCAGGATGTCCCCCTCGTTCCACCGACGGATCGTCTTCTGGGCGCGGACAAGCTTGTTGTACCGCGCGGGGATGATGCCCACCGGGATGCCGCGCTGGAGCAGTAGGCGCGAGAGTCCCACCTCGGGGCCCGCCTGGTAGCTCCAGAGCACCGCTCGCCCGTGCTCGTTCAGGAACGTTCGGCAGGTGTCCTCCAGCTGTACGGCGTCGAGCTTGTGCCGCCGAAAATCGACCAGGTAGACCTTGCGCCCGTACACGCGGGCTGCGCACGCGGCGAAGAAGTCGGAGCCCGGCGCGTCGGTGTAGGCGAAGTCGACGCCGTACGCGATGCGGTAGCCGCCCAATGGGAACGCCTCGTAGCGCGTGGCCCCGCGGAAGAGGTCTGAGCCCTCGGGCCTCGGGTCTCCCATGAGCTGCGCGTGCCAGATTCGTTCGCCGGGGTCCGCGAGCGCGAGCTCGCGGCGCATCTTGTGGAGCTCCTCGAGCGGCCAGACCGAGGGCGCGAACGCCCGCTCGGTCGGGAGCCCCTCGTCGACAATGGCCGGGTGGTGGACGTACTGCCATCCGCCGCGGGAGAGCCGTCGCCCGATCGGGTCGTCGGGGTGCCATCGGCTCATCAGGATCAGTACGGGCCCGGGCCTCCCGCGACGCATGCACCGCGCGGTGTAGTGGGCGATGCTCTTGTCCACGACCTCGCGGATGTTCGGGTCGTCGGCTGCGTCCTCGTCGATCGGGTCGTCGACGATCAGCGCGTGGCAGTTGTAGCCGATCTTGCTCTGCGCGGCGCTCATCACGACGACGCCGCCCCCCGAATCGTTCTGCCAGTGCGTGATCGTGTTCGTCCCCTTCGCTGGGCCCACTCCCGCCGATTCCGCGAGCTGTCGGAGCCGCTTACCTCTCGCCTGCGCGGCCTCGAGTGTGTGTGTCAGGAAGATGATCTCTCGCGTCGGATCCTGGACGAGCAGCCACACGATTCCGTGGAGCGTGGTCTCGGTCTTGTAGTGCCGGATGGGCACATCGCAGAGCGCCCGCGTGCCGTCGCACGAGTGGGCCTCGGTGATGATGGCGCACCACTCTGCGAGGTGGTTGGGGCGGGCGAGCTCCGGCGACAGTGCGGGGATGAACTCCAGGAGCGGCAGGCCCTCGAAACGGGACATCTCGTCAGGGTATCACTTCTGGCACACCCAGTACCCGCCCCCGTCCGTGCCCGTCGGCAGAAACACGCACCCCACTCGGTCGGGTCGCGCGTCGCCGCAGTTGTCCACGAAGTCGCTCGCGTCGTAGTAGACGCATCCCCCCGCATCACGCGGTGGCGTGGACACGTCGGGCTCAGCGTCGATGGGCGCGGACGCCGACGAGCACGCGGCGAGCAGCAGGAGTAGCGCGGGCCTCATCGGCAGTCCGCCCCCGCCGCCAACCACGGCCTGCTCGTGTCGCCCTGCGCTTGCACGAGCTGACCGTCCTCGATCACCGCGTCGATCTCGCGCTGGGCCCGAACCACGCACACGCTGCCATCGGTCCACGTGAGCCGAGAGCCCTTCTCGGTGCTCTCGTAGTGAAACTGCACTACGTCGCCGACCTTGAACCCGTGCGCGATCTCGTGCCCCTGCGACGTGAGCACGGGCGGACCCATCGCGAGGACGCGGCCCCGGTGCGTCTTCTCGGAGTACTCACGGTACTCGCCGTCGCCGATGTGGACGTAAGGGTCGATGATGACGCTCGATGCGTGCTCGGCGATCGGAAGGATGACGACGCGGCCGCGCAGGCAATGCAGTTTGCCGCCCGCGCCCCACCAGGCTCCCGGTTCGCTCATTTCGTCGCTCCTTCGATGTCTCGCCCCGACCAAGCCCGTGACCCTGCGTGGAACATTAGATTGCCCTTTCCCTGGTAGATGTCGCACGAGCCGCCCAACTCCCGCCAGCGGCGGGAGAAGGAGTAGTCCTCGCTCGTGAGCAATATCTCGCCTTGCACCTGCTCGTACAGCATGCCGAAAATGTTGGGCACGAGGTCGGTGGCCGGCCGATCGACGTAGCGGATCACGTCCTTGGCCGCGCTCATTCGCTCCAGCATCGAGCGAGAGCAGAGCGAAAACCCGAGCCCGACGCCGAGCACGGTCGACACCTCGGGATCATCGGTCGCGGACACTTCCTCGGTGCGCAGGACCCAGCGCACCGGCTCGCGCTTGTTCGTGTACGGCACCGAGATGAAGTCGAGGCCCTTCTCGATCAGGCGGCCGATCACGGTCACGTCGGCTGGCCACGTGTCGTCGTCCCACCACAGTAGGTGCGTGAAGTCGTGTTCGCGGAGCGCTCGGGCGACGACGCGATTTCGGGCGCGCACGACGTCAAGCCCGTAGGCGACGAACGTGTCCGCGGAGAACAGGTGAGACGCTGCGCGGACCGCTTCGGCGTACCCCAGAGAGACCTGCGCACACATCGGATCGCTCGACCGCACCGGAGTCGCGATCAGGAGTCGCGCGGAGCCGGGAGAACTCAAGCCCGCCTCACCGGCAAACCCACCAGCCGTCGCAGGATGGTCACCTGCGTGACCCCCGCCCGATCCGCCATCTCCTGCAACTGCGACTCCGTGAACATCGGGATTCTGAATCTCATCATGTCACCAGACCTCCATACCCAACGCATAGCCCGTCACGCATCACGCGTCAAGCGTCAATCGACCATACCCCCCGCCGGCATACGCACGCAAGCACGCATCCACACACACTCACAGCCATATTCGCACACATACACACAACGTATGCCAGCCATGCAGCCAAGCTCAGCCGTGCAGTCGACCCGTAAAGCCTCCCGGGCGCCCTCCTACGCCCCTTTGCCACGCGACGTCCAAAGAGCCCTCCTAGGACCCTCCCTGGCCCAGCGTTCGCGGGTGGCGTGTGCGGAGTGGACTACGCGCGCGAGGGGGCGAGTGGCGAGCCTGGACTCGAGCGGCTGCCACACCTGCCCGGCGCGTTCGAGGTGGTGGGGGGCGGCGGAGAGATTTCGGGGGCGTACGAGGCGAGGCGGGGACGGATACCCCCACGCACTTCCTAACGATTTTCAAAAAAAAGAGCCCGCGCCATCCGTCGGTCGAATGCATGAGCTGCCACACCTGCCATACCTGACACACTCACGTACGCGCGCGCGAGAGACACGCGAGAGAGTCTGTAGCCTACGCGCGCGGGCGCGCACGCGAAGGTCCGAGGTGTGGCAGGTATGGCAGGTCTGCCACCGTGACCCAATGGCGCACCGCGCCGACCCTCGCCCCCACGCCGGGCGCATGGGACCACGTGGGACTATTCGCCCCGGTCGATGTCGTCGGGCTCGGGCGGCTGAGGGGGTGGCGGGAAGAACCGCGGCGTCCGGCTCCCGTCCACACAGACCCGCGACTTCGCCCACCCGTTCTCGCGGAGCGCGGCGGCGGCCTGCATGGCGTGCCGGGTGTCGCAATCCTTGCGCGGCATCCCGACGGCGTGGACGAGCACGTCCATGGTCGTGACCCCCTTCGCGACGTCGAAGGGCGATCGGTAGCTGCGCCCGTCCTCAAGCTCGAGCTGGGTCGGCTGCGCGAGCCACCGGCGGACGATTTCGACCCACGGGTGCACCACCGTTCGGTCCTGCTGCTGCGCCGTGCAGAGGACGCGGAGGACCTGCGTGTCGACGTGCCACGCGGCGCCGGCCTCGAAGCGCACGAAGGCCTCGGCCCAGAGCTGGTCGCGAACGGCCGCGATGCGCCCCCAGTCGATGACGTCGGCGACGCGCACGGGCCAGAACCGCCGGTTGCCTGTGCGGTCGATCAGGTACTCGTCTTCGTTCGTCGTGCCGGCAAAAACGTTCTGCCGGACGTAGTCGCGCACGCGGCGCCCGTACGGGGGGCGGTACCGGTCGCGGGTCTGTGTGAGGAAGTTCTTGATGCGCGTGACCTCGCCCTTGCGGAGCGAGTCGAGCTCGTCGAGCCCGTAGATCCACACCGAGCGGAGCGCGTCGAGGGAGTCCTTGTTCGAGAGGTCGAGCGGCGTGTCGCTGTACCACTCGCGCACGGGGACCAAGTTGCGGAACACGGACGTCTTCCCCGCCCCGGTCGCGCCCTCGAGGATGAGCGTGCAGTCGACCTGGCACCCCGGCCGCATCACGCGAGCGACGGCGGAGATGAGCCACCGGGAGCCCACACCACTGGCGTACGGCCCCGCCTCCGCGCCCAGGAGATCGTGCAGCCACGAGTCGATGCGCGCCACGCCGTCCCATCTGAGCCCGCGGAGGTACTCGCGCACGGGGTGCACCCGCGCCGTGTCTGCCGCCGTCTGAAGTCCGCGCTCCACCTCACCGACGGGCATCTCCAGGCCCTCGTTCCGCGCCAACCACGCGACCAGCCGGCCCGTGTCGAGATCGGTCCAGGGCCCGGGCGCGATCTGCGCGTGCGCGTCCTCCAGGCACCACGGCGGAACCCGCGTCGTGATGACGTCCTCGCGGAACTCGTCGTAGACCACACATCCCTTCCACGCGGGGTGGTAGCGCAGGTACACAGCCACGTTCGGCGCCGTGCACGAGGTCACCACCTGGTGCTTGACCTCCTTGCGAACAAGGTGCTCTTTCCACGCATCCGCCGCGGGGGCGACGCGGCCGAGCTTGTCTGCGAACTCGTGCTCTGCGATGGGCTCATCGACGTCGTCTCCGTCGCTTCGCGCGAGCTCGTCACGCATCCTCTCCGACGGGGGCCGCGAGCGGCTCATCACGCTTGCACCGCGGTACGTCCCTGCTTTACCCTGCGCATCTCGTCGGTCTCCTCGTCGGTCTCCGGCACACGCGGCCCGCCTCTGTCCCCCCTGAGCGCGGGCCGCGGCGTCTCCGGGCTGTCTACCCTACGGCCGCCGTGGCGCGCGGAGCAACCAGCCGGGCTCGCTCGTCCGATCGCGCAGCGCGTCACGGACCTTATGACGCAGTGCGTTAGAGCTCCACGGGGGCTGGCATCTCGGATTGAAATCGCTCGACAGGAGAGCCATCGCATCGTCCTCCCCGAGCTCGAACCCCACCGCGAGCGCCTTTGCTGCCGCCCAGAGCGCGAGGTGGCCGCCCGAGCCGCTGATCGACGGCTCCATGGTCGCGAGGTAGCGAGCCGCCCGGGTCAGCACACTGGTGGACCCGATCGGCGTCGACGTGGGCACGGGAGGGCGAGGAGGCGCGGTAACCGGTCGCGCGAGCTCCTGCAGCCACGCAGGTGCCTGCGCGAGCGCGACCTTCGACGGCCGCGCCGCCGGGTCCCACTCGTACCGCACCCCGTTCGGGTGCCAGCTTGGCGGCGCGACGATGTACCCGCCACGGGTTTTCCAGTCGAGCCCGGGCGCGCCGCGGACCGCACCGTTCCTGGCTCCGCCAACGGGGACGAGCAGCAGGTGCGAGCCTCCACCCCCCGTGATGGCCCGCGGCGTCTGCGGAAGC